GGCCAGTCGTTGCATGGCCTGGGTTCGTTTGGCATCCGGATTTTTGATCTTGTGGCTTTCATCCACGGCCATGAACTGAAGTCCAAGATTTTCAAGCTGTTCGCAGTTGGCGGAAAGGATATCGTAGTTGATGACGTAGATATCGCACCCTGCGGTAGGAACCTTGCTGTAGATGACGTTGGGATGCCTGGATGCTCGCTTGGCGGTTTGTCGCTTGCTATAGGCCTTCCCCACAATGTTGATGCGATAGCGCTGACCGGTCATGGCGATGATCTCGTTTCGCCAGTTCAGTTTCAGCGTGTTGGGCACCACGATCAGGGCAGGAAGAACCTGGCACTTGTGGATGTAGGCCATCACCTGGACGGTCTTGCCGGTACCCTGCTCGTCGGCGAGCAATCCACGGCCGTCTTGCTTTTCCAACCAGGCCACCCCGTCGGCTTGGAAATCCTTGAGCTTGAAAGCAAACCCAGGCAACACCTGTACCCGAGGAATGCCATCAAGGATCTCATGCAGCTTAGGATCCACATTGAGACCGTGTTTGGTGGCAAGACGGATGATCTTACGGGTATTATTAATCGTGGCAGCAACCGAAAGCATGATAGGCTCCTCGTTTGATGCCCTATAGTAGCAGATTTTGCCGAAAGGTCAACCGTTAGTTGATGACAACATTATCAAACCCATTCTGGAAGTCATCGTCTTCCATCATCTCGGTAGCAACGATGTCAAGGAACTCGGGCCAGATTGCCTTGCATTGTAAACAGGTGCGTTCGGTCCATGGATTGTCAACCATCGGTTAGCACATGAACCGAGGTGCTAGACACAACCCACACCATCTGCGCCCGTCATCAAACACGGTTCCATGAATGACCTCCATGTTACTGAAGAAATCAATGATTTCCTGGCGTTCGTCCATTACCTGTGTTTCTTTCATGTCAGGATTCTGCAAGTTCACGTTCAAACTCCTCAAGTATTGCCGCATCGGCAATGGAAATCACGATCGTATTACCAACCATGACCACGTTACGCCCATCATTTAGGGCTAGCATGGTACGGCTTTCTTCGGTCTTTTCTCTCACCTGATCCAGATAGGAAAGAAATCGTTCTTCGATGGTGAAACCGTGTTTTTCGGCAACATCCATGATGGACCAGATGCTGGTTTCATTGACTGGAACCAACCATGTTTTTGAAACGGGTTCCCAGTTTGCCCAAAACTTCCTGTCCCTGTGCATTCCACGGATGTTCTTGATGTCTGAAACCAACGCCGCATCATAACGAAAGCTGAAAACCGCATTGCTGCCGTTGCTCGACAGCACCCGATCAGGGTGAGACATCGTCTCGTTATTGGACGGAACGTCGGTGTTTATCGGCTGGCACCGGAAGATTGGATTTTTCAACCAACCATCCATGAACTCCTTGCCGCCGAGCTGGCGCTGGTATTTGCGCAGCATCTTCAATGCAGCACAGGCCTGCTTGTTGGTCCATGTACGGCCCTGGTTTGCCCACTGTGCAAGGCTATGGCCAAAATCAGCATCCATTTTACTGAAGCCGGCACCGTCCGTGGTACTGGCACGGTTGCACATGCCAGCCAGCGAGCAGATCATTTCCTCGGCAGTGATGGTCATACCGTGCTCCTGTCGTTCCATGCGAGCATAATAGCACGGCGTACAGCTATGTCAATCGGTCCTTGAGGGGTCGCAACCAGAGATTGCCCTTTTTTACCCACTGATCGGAATTGTGAGAGGATGGACTCGCGGAGCTGGAGATTTTTTCCAGTATTTCGGAATTGATCTCCTTTTCGATCTCATAGCTGAGGGTCCATGACATGATCTCTTCCACGGTGAGTTCAGGGGCTGGCTCGATCCATGTGAGCAGATACTCCACGCGCTCTTCATCATTTTCAAATTCAATGTACCACACGGGTATGTGGGGGTCATCATCGGGCCTGATCTTTTTTATAGATACGAGCCCGCGGCACTTCTTGCTGATCCAATCCTTGAACTCGTTGGTGAACCATTTACGGTCATCAAGGACCCCTGCTCGCTGTGGAGCAAGATGACGATCATTTTCCATCCGTGGGATCCTCCGGTGTGGATGGCAGATATCGGCTCCTTAGGGCAAATATAGAACCAATTGGACCGGTCATTGGCGACACGCCGATGATGTCATTGGCGATGATGGTTGGCATTGGCGATGATGGTTGGCATTGATCGCCATATTATCGGTAAGATTATGTTGTCAAATCCAACAACATGTTCCTCGGTCCATGTGAGCAAATATGCTGCCTGATCTTCCACGCATGAAAAGGTAATCCGCATTGGTGTCTCGGGCATGTCTATACCCATCTTTTCAACCGTGCTGAAATCTATCTGATAACCACCGGTAAGGCATCGGCTCCAATCATTGAATTCATCAGAGACCCGGGTGAGATCCGTGTATAATACACCTTTTCTTATCGGTGACTCGTATGACATTAAAACAACTCCTTGTGCCATTTTGCCGTGGTATCATGTCCTCGATCCTGTGCCCATTGATATACAAGACCCTTCTCCCTGCCATATGCTTCTATCTCCCACGGTAGATCCCAATAGTCGACGATGTTCTCATCGATCAACTTACCTTGCCAGCGAGCCGACCCGGTTCTTCCGCAATAGGTTAGTTCTCGCAATGCATATTGCTTAACGTGTAACATTTCATGTGCAACTATCATGAGCGTGCGTAACGTTCCGTAGTAGTTGGTGGTGGTGATGATGAAACTGCGAGGATACCTCCGTTCATCATCATGGTGTACTTCTGATGTTCCGTAAGTCCTGTTAATGCCAATCGTCTTAGGATTGACAATGCGTATGAGCAGTTCCACGTTCTTGTTTATACGAGGACCGAGTAATTTGTTTCCGCACCATCTTGCGAGATCGACCATCAGTATTTTTTGATCTCGATCAAAATGTTGACCCTTGATGGTAACGTCCATGAAGCCCCCTGCTTAGATCTTTACTACCAACATGTTTTTTGATACCAACACATCAATCACTGCCCTTGCTTGCCCTCGGCAAAACTCTCGTTGGGTTTCACTTGTTTTTTGCCAATGCAACGGACTGCAAGTGCCATATTGGGTATAGCTATCTGAATAGATGGCCATGGCAATGTCCTCAATCAATTGATCGGATCGTGTAATCATTGTAACCCGGTGCGTTTACGTATGAAAGAAACAAGATCGCCAACCGTTTTGGATTTTCGTATGCCATCGTCATCATCGAGAATGATATTGAGTGATTCTTCCAGATGCATGGAAAGCTCGACTATGTCAAGGCTATCAAGATTTAGATCCTCTAGCAGACGGTGTTCTAATGCCGGAGTAAATCCTGGCGATGTGTAATCCTTGAGATATCCAAGGATGGTTTCTTCAACTGTTGGCATGTTATCCCTATCTTAGACGTTCAGTGTGCTAATTGGTATCAATGGCTGTCAATAACCGTAAAATCTCCACCTTCTTACCATGATAAATACAGCTGATATGGCAACTTTAACAAGCAAAAATCTATTCGTCGGATATTCGACCGTCGGCTCTTCGCGGATCCAGCATCTAGTTGATCTCAAGATGGTGGAGCAGGATCTGCTAAATCATTTTTATACCAGGAAAAATGAACGGGTGATGATGCCCGGTTATGGATGTGGTATATGGGAATATCTCTTTGAACCCCTTGATCAGGTTCGAGATCTCATAGTCTATGAAGCCGAACAGGTCATATCCAGAGATTCTCGTGTTCAGCTTGGATCAATCGATGTTACCGAAACAGACGGAATGCTACGGATACTGATGAACCTATACTACGTTCCATTTAATGCATATGGAACTTTTGCTGTGAATTTTGACAAACGCAGCCAGCAGATGATCTAAAGGACAACAGAGAACAATGGCCATCACACAACAACTGAGACAGAGTCAACTCTTTGCCGCTGAGGATTGGCGCGTCATATACACGGCGTTCACGCAGATCAATTTCAACGCATATGATTTTAGTTCGATACGCACTGCGATGATCAACTACATACGGTTGAATTATCCGGAGGATTTTAACGATTGGGTCGAAAGCAGCGAGTTTGTTGCATTGATCGATCTGTTAGCATATCTTGGACAAAGTCTGGCTTTCAGGATGGATCTCAATACACGAGAGAACTTCCTTGACACGGCAACTCGCCGTGAAAGCATCTTCAGATTAGCACGCATGCTCAACTATCAGCCACAGCGATGCATTCCGGCAAGCGGGTTGGTGAAGATAACCGCTGTGATCACTGACCAGCCGATATACGATTCATATGGAACCAATCTTCAAAACGTGCAAATCATCTGGAATGATCAAAACAACCCTGATTGGTTTGAACAATTTATATTGGTGATGAATGCCACACTAAATTCAACCAACACGTTTGGAAATCCATCAAAATCGGGATTGGTTTCAGGTGTTGAAACCCAGCTATATGAGATGAACAACGTTTCAATACCTCTTAGCGTGATTCCATTTACCGCGTCCATTGCAGGGAACAACGTACAGCTTGAATTGGCAAATGCAACATTCAATGAAGGTAGCACCACATCTCTAGCAAATTCTGGAAATTTTTATGAGATTGACCCTGATCCGTTGAACAGTTGGAACATCGTTTATCGTGCCGATGGTAATGGATATGCCAGTGCTAACACCGGTTTCTTCCTTTATTTTAAACAAGGTAGCATGCAGTACAAGGACTATCAGTGCAGCCTCCCACTAGCAAACCGCGTGATAGATGTTGACACGGACGGTGTTAACCAGACCGACGTATGGGTTCAAACGATAGATAGCACCGGGTTGGTGAGCAAGAAATGGACCAAGGTTCCTAGCGTTAACGGATTTAATGTCATCTACAACAGCATTGATAAGAACATACGCAACATTTATAGCGTGGTCACGAGAGACAGCAATGGAAATGATCAAATCAGCGTGCGATTTGCTGACGGAAATTTTGGAAACGTTCCGATTGGAATAGTTAGGGTATGGCATAGGATTAGCAATAATCTCACCTATCAGATACGTCCTTCTGACATTTCAAATCAGGTGTTTGCATTTGCATATGTGGACAATCTTAACAACGCATGGAACGTGGCGTTCACCACCAATCTTCAATACACCGTGAACAATGCACAGAGCACCGAGGATAACTATCGCATTGCACAGAACGCTCCCCAGACATACTACACCCAGGATCGAATGGTCAACGGTGAAGATTACAATCTCTTTCCGTTGCAGGATGCAAGGATATTAAAGAACAAGGCTGTGAATCGTGTTTATAGCGGACAGAGCCGATACCTTGATCTAAATGATCCTACCGGTAGCTATAACGATCTGAATGTTTTTGGAACTGACGGAATCCTTTACATGGAAAACGATCTCAACATGAGAGACGTGGTCAATTCCCCTGGAACCAATGCATTGGTTGTTGTCAATACGCAGATACAGCCGTTGGTCAATGGCAGCTTTAATAGCCAAACACAGGCGCTTGAGCTAAAGAATTTCTTTTATTACAGCTATCCCCGCGTGGATATTGGGTCTGGATACGTATGGAAGACCATCACGAGCCTTACTACCAGTTGCACAGGTGCTTTTTTCACCGGATCTACTGCTGTTGCCGTTGGTACAAACGCGCCGGTCAACAGCCCGCTTCAATATGTAACGCAAGGATCATTGGTTGGGTTTTCAAATCCATCTACCGGAAAAAACACCCTAGCTTCATTGATAGGTGTCATCGGCGATGGTACTGGTATCAATCTTTCCGGAAAGGTGTCGGGCGGAGAAGGTGCCATAACCATTAGCACGCTTCTCGGACAGGGATACCAGCCATCATATGTTATCGCATCTTTCCGTACCACGTTTACACAGGATGAAAGCATTGCCATAGCGGCACAATTGCAGAAGCATGTTACTTTTGGAGTCAGATACAATGCATCTGATCTTACATGGAAGGTGATCACGTCGGATAATCTTAGCGCGAGTTCTAGTTTTAGCCTTGATTTTGCTGGAAATACCAGTAGCACCAATAAGGATGCAAGCTGGATGATCAAGGTTGTGTGGACCGGTGCAGGGTGGAGGATATATTCTCGTGCGATGAGATACATCTTTGAAAGCGAGAGACAAAATCGTTTTTATTTTGAAAACACGAAGAAGGTGTTTGATCCAAATACCAATACGGCACAGCTTGATTATGTCAGTGTTTTGAGCATCAATCCGGATTCAACAACCGGTTTAGCACTATCTCAAGATTATCTATGGCAAATCACTGGACAACAGATATATCCAGACGGATTTGCTGATCCTCGCAGTGTGCGTCTCACGATGTGGGAAGGAGACAACTATGGAATTCCAGACGACCCGGATGAGTTTAATGAAATAGTCGATCCGCAGATGATACCAAGCAGGATGATATTCTGGAATAGGAAAACCTCGTCCGATGGATACCAGTATTGGTATCCGGTTGTCATACCAACGTCGCGCATCTATTCAAATCCAGGATTGTTACCAACTCCGACTGATGCCAACTGGACAACCGGTGAAGTGGCATACATCATCAGCAATGGCGTTTTCTATCAATATGCACAAAATACCTTTATCGATGTGACCCCGGATTATAAGATGCGAATAGGAAGAAACAATCTTTCTTTTTTGTGGAAGCATTTTGCTCCGACTGATCAGCGCATCAATCCGGCGGTTATGAACATAATCGATATGTACACATTAACTTCCGCGTATGATACTGATCTCAGGAATTGGATAGCCACCAATGGTAGCATGGCAACCATGCCACAGCCACTTAGCAGTGCTGAGCTCAAGGCGGCGTTTGTTGACCTTGAACAATACAAGCAGATGACTGATCAGATGATATGGCATCCTGTTAGTTACAAGGTGATCTTTGGTAGCCAGGCCGCACCAGAATATCAAGCAAAATTCAAGGTTGTCAAAACACCCGGGACCACGGTTACTGATAATGAGGTCAAGAGCTTGGTAATACAGGCCGTAAACCAATATTTCAGCCTTTCAAACTGGGATTTTGGACAGAGTTTTTTCTTCACGGAGTTGGCTGCATACATACATCAGGTTCTTGCCACCATTGTTGGATCGGTGGTGATAACACCACTAAACGCACAGGCAAAATTTGGTGATCTCTTTGAGATCGCGTGCGATGCCGACGAGATATTCATTAGTGGAGCACGGGTAACCGATGTCCAAATAGTACCATCACTCACCGAAAGCGTTCTAGGAATAAGCAATGGCTGATAAGCGTCGCAATATAGAGCTACTCCCGAGCTACCTGCAGACAGAAAATCTAACAAAGATCTTTGCTGCAACGGTTGACCATCTTTTCCAACCAGAAAGCGTGGAATTTCTTAGCGGGTACATTGGAAATCGTCCGTCATGGTATGATCCGGCAAAGGATTTTTACATAAACGAACCGACTAAATCTCGGTCGGATTACCAGCTATCCCCGACGGTGGTTAGTACGGATCTTCTCAGTGGTAAGATCACCCATGCCATGTTCTACGAGGATCTCATCGGACAGCTGAGATTCCAGGGAGGATTGGTTAACAACCATGACCGCTTGTTTGATCAAGAATACTATTCATGGAGTCCACCAATTGATCTGGATAAGTTTACCAATTTTTCCAGTTATTTTTGGTTGCCAAATGGTCCAGATGCGATAGAATTACTGGATACAACTGATCTGTTAAATGACGCCACGGGCAATATCTCATACACGTATGTCGGTGCCGTTAGATACGGAAATGGTTCAATTGATACCACGATGCTTGATTTTACCAGTGGGCTCAAGATAGTTCCTATGAATGATCTCACCCTTGATATAAACGGCCGAGAATGGTTTGTCGAGGGCGTTGGCCGAGGGATTGAACTATCAGAAAATACGTTCTCCGCATCTCCCAGTTGGGATTCGTCTCCATGGGATGTGGAATCTTGGTCGGGTGCCGCGTTGGAGGAAAAGAACTACGTTACCATTTCTCGAATGAGCCCTGACGGAAATCAGTGGAGCAGGTCAAATCGATGGTTCCATCTTGATGTTGTTCGATTGTCAAAGACCATCTACCCTGACCCATCCATTCTCCAGGCCAGGCGCCCGATAATTGAATTTGACGCTGGAATTGAGATATGGAAATATGGTTGGATTGATCAAGGAACGGTGGATCTTGCTGATAATACCCTGTCAGATGTGTTTGGTACCATAGTTGGACAAAAATCTTATGTCATGCAAGGCATACCTCTTAGGGATGGCATGCGTATCCTTGTCTTAAATGACGCGGATCCGGAGGTGAACAACCGTATCTATCGTGTGTCGATAGATACGGTTGAACCCGCAACACTTAGATATCCGGTCTCTGTTCCAACATCAGTGTTTGTCACGTCTCCTTATCAACACTCAACTGATCACATGGTGTTATACATTGATGGAACTCAACAATCCCCCTTGACCTATTCGTGGACGGGCGAACAAGTAACCATGGTGTCACCGGTAGCCGCTGGTAGAGTGGTCGAGATCGTCATATACAATACCGCCCCGATTGCATTGATCGAAGAGAGTTATCCAGAACGCGGCAGCAGGGTTTCGATCTCGTTTGGATATTTCCAGGATCAAAATCTCTATTTTGATGGAAACACATGGCGGACTGACGGGCAACAAAAATTTGGTGCTTCAACACCTCTTTTCATGCTGTACGATGTGGATGGTAATGCAATGGACGACCCTAGCATTTATCCAGGAAGTAGTTTTGCAGGCAGCAAGGTGTTCAGCTATGCAACGGATGTGAATCAGGCAGTTGACTCCGAATTAAACATCAACACCAAGCTTGATCAATTTGGAGATTTTGTGTTCAACAATGATCTTGAGATTGATACCGTTTCGTATGTCATTGGTGGTACAGAAACAACCTACATGGGTTATCTATTCTCGAAGATTTCGATGCAATCCACCGACGAATACGTTAATTCGTGGTACAAATCGCCTGAATCAAGCCGCCAGTACATCGTTAACGAATTCGTGATAGTATCACCAACGACTTCCTTCATTCTTGACCAAGCACCTGCTGCTCGATCTGCAACGGGATTACCAACTATATTTGCCAGCGTCATCACACCAAATGGTCAGACAATCCAATTGGTAGAAGGAACTGATTATACCATGCTGGGTTCGATGATAAATCTAATAACTACCCAACCAGATGGTTCACGGCTGATAGTCAAAACATGGAATACAATCGCTCCGGACATCATGGTTGGATTCTACGAGATACCAAGCAATCTCAGTGCTAACCCAAACAATCTTCCGGTCACACAGGTTAGCAGGAGCCAGTTTTTACAACAATTTACTCAGATCATAGAGAATCAACCAGGCATTGTCGGCACACCCCTTGGACAGAACAATTACAGGGATACCGCACAGATGAAACATCTTGGTCGTAGCATATTGAACCATCGTGCTACTCTGTTAAAGCTTGCCGTGCTTAATAGCACCCCTCTATCAGACATAATAAGCACCATAAGTCCATCTGATCCAATGATGGCAATGCAATATGCCCAGCGATCTTATCAGAGATTTTATGGAAGATTCATACAAACCCTCTTCAATCTGAGCACAAAACAAGGATTTTCTGCCTCATATGTTGCTGGTGGGTGTGATCCGTACATGATCAGCCAATGGGTGTCATCAGCACTTGCACAGATAAACATCGGAAAGACTTCTAGCAGTCCGTGGGCTAATAGTGGACCATCCGGTGTTCCGGGATCATATTGCTCGATACCAAGCACCAGTCCTACCTATGTCCCGGCTACGTCGGCCCGACTAGGAATCACACCGTCGTATTATCCGGTAGTTTACATGGATGATACATATAAGACCCCACGGATGGCGATACAAACGCACGATGGTAGCAGGATCGTGATGGTTGACCAACAAGGCGAACAGCTCGGGTCTATATTGCACGGCCAGGTCTCGACTAGCAATCCCGAGCAGCTCGATAATCCAATTGCTGCTGCATGGTTGCAATTTGAGCTTGATCTCTATGCCAGCCTTCCTTCTGGATACAAGAACCCAGAAGCAGAATATGTGTTTGATGTTAGGACGTATTCGCCGGGTAAATGGAGAACTAGCAGCTATACCAGGATCGAACATCTGCAACTACAAAGGGGTGCATTTGACAAGTGGGTGATATCAGCACAGGCTGACTATCGGGCAAATACCGGTTACGACACTGACGATCAATTCTCCTGGAACTACAGCAACATGACTGACAGGAACGGGTCATTGGTACCTGGACACTGGCAGGGCATATATCGATGGGTTTATGATACTGACAGGCCTCACACCCATCCATGGGAAATGCTAGGATTTTCACAAAAACCAACCTGGTGGGATTCACAATATGGTGAAGCACCTTACACCCGTGGAAACACCTTGATGTGGGAAGACCTTCGGGATGGGCATGTTAGCCAAGGTCCGAGACAAGGAATTCATCAGGAATGGAAACGTCCCGGCTTGCTGGATTGCATACCAGTTGATGACCAAGGAAACCTTTTGGCTCCATATCAGGCAGGATGCATTTCGAGCTTGCCTTCCGTTCACGATGCAGCAGCTGAATGGGAATTTGGTGACGGCGGTCCAATTGAAAGCACATGGGTAAATTCGCAGGATTATGGATTTGTTCAAGCACAGCTTGGATATCTGATGAAACCGGCTAGGTTTGTTGAATACACATGGGACATAACACGAACCATGGATGCGTATTCAGAAACGGTAAATGATCAATGGATTTACATTGACACCAATTCTCGCAGATCGAGCAATCAGTTCTATGTTCACCGTGAGAATCCTAGCCTGATATCCAATGGTATCGTGATTCCAAACGAAACCTCTCTTTCCTATTTTGGTAGCTGCGGGTTGCAACATTGGATATCCGAATACCTGATCAGCCAAGGATTGGATGTTACCAATTATTGTGGAAATGTTGTACGGGGGTCGGATGTTCAGCTGTCACACAGGATGGCAGGATATGTCAATGCGGACAGCTTTAGGGGTCTTGTTGATAGTTTTGGACAGGTTGGCTACAACAGCCAGCTCATACCGAGCGAAAACATCAAGGTCTACCTTTACCGCAGCACCAGCATAGGGGAGAGTTACTATGGTGGTGTCATGGTTGAGAAAACAAAAGATGGATGGAAGGTATATGGATACAACGTCATCTATCCAACCTTTACCATAATTCCTCCCAACACACGTGGTTCCAAAAACACCGTGATCATCGGCAACCAACGAGTTATTGAATACACAACGGGTCTTAAAACCACAAAATTGATCCCGTATGGCACCACGTTTACCAGCCGGCAGGAAGTGTACGATTTCCTGATAGGACATGGTCGTTGGCTCATCAGCCAAGGGTGGGTGTTTGATCAATATGGAAATGACTCAAACAGCATGATGGATTGGTTCCAGAGCGCAAAGGAGTTCCTTTTCTGGAGCCAAGGATCGTGGACAAACGGTACTTTCATCGCGTTGAGTCCGTCAGCAGACATGGTCAAGTTCAAGCAGGACTTTGGTAACATACAATATGTTAATGGCATAGTAGCCGGAACCTATCCTGTGATTGATCGAGCCGGAATGCCGATACAACCGCAGAACGTTGTTGTGTCAAGGAACGAAGGTACCATAACGGTTAACGCTACCAACGATCAAGGTGTATATGGATTAAGGCTCTTCAGAACTACCATTGAACACGCCGTGTTTTTTGACAACCTGACCTCTTTTAATGACGTCATCTATCAGCCCTTGTATGATCTCAAACAGGATAGGATCAAGATACTATCTTATAGGACAAACGACTGGAATGGTCGGGTTGATGCACCTGGATACATCATCACACAGAATACCACCAGCAATACCTGGACGATGACCAGCAACTTTGAAAAAACGGCCGACGATTTTAGGAAGTATTTCAACATTGACCAGCCAAAGAACTATTCCGAGATAAATCAAACCACGGGTGCATTGATTGAAAGAACATCTAAGCAGAGCGTAGTGGATAGAAAGGATATTTCTGATATCTCTCGGCACATGATAGGCTATCAAAATCGAGATTACATGCAGAATCTCCTTCTTGAAGATGCCACGGAGTTTGAATTCTATCAAGGGTTCATCAAGAAAAAAGGTACAAGATCCTCGCTTGACAGCCTGCTGAGAAATACCTCAATATTGCCGGCTAAAAGCACGTTTGAGTATTATGAGGAATGGCTTCTACGTGTTGGTCGATATGGTGCCACGGATCTCAACGATCTGGTTGAGATCAGACTGCCGCAGGATAGGATGGTCAACGATCCTCAACGTATAAGATTGTTTGGAAATCACGACGGCGACAACGCCAATGATGACGTGCTTGATATAGTGCCCCGTGACCCCCTCATGGTAACACCACCTGAAAGCTACATTGATCGGAAATTTGCATTGAGATCCTCATATGCACCGAACACTAGCACGGACAATCCGACCACTGGCTATGCCATGCTCGGTGAGACCACATGGTTAGCAGCCACGTCGTCTGATCTTCTAGCACTGTACGACAATCAGAAAACAACCTCAACTCCTGTTAAAAACAGGGATACGGTGTGGCAGTTCATAACCAACACCGGGACATGGATGACATGGGTCCTGACACCAGCGTATGCACAGGTGGATCTTACCATACCTTCAAACATATCAGGAGCACCGACCGTTATAACGACGGCATCCCCACACGGGTTGTCGGATGATGACATCTGCATCATTTATGGTATTTCTGGAGTTTCTGCCATAAATGGAACATACACGGTTAGTTCGGTAACACCACTGACATTCCAGATAGATGTTACCACCTATGAACAAGGAACGGGTGGTACCATAATGGTCTATCGTCCGACCAGATTTGCAGATGTATTTTCTCGAGATAGCGGAGAACCACCGGGTGGTTGGATCGATGGCAACCTTGCATACGTTGATGATGGCGGAATCGTGGAAGGTGCATGGACGGTTTACAAGAGAGCCCAGGGACGATGGACGGCGTTTAGGCAACAAGAATACAAGGTCGACGCGTCATTGATCAAGCAGAACAAGCTTTTTGACTCCATCTCTGGAATGCAACTAACAACGCTCAATTATTATGATCCAGCAAAGGGATTCATCTCTGGTAGGGCAGATGCTGAAATCAATTACAAGACTGATTACGATCCGGCCAAATATAACAATGGAAACAACACCAAGTACGCATTAAGCCCAACCGAATCGTGGAGCAGTGCCCAACTAGGGCAGGTTTGGTGGGACCTATCCGCCGTAAGGTACATTGATTATGAACAAGGTGACGGAAAATATAGGATGCAACAATGGGGAAAGATTGCACCTGGAACAAGCATTGATGTTTATGAATGGATACGAAGCCCTATACCGCCTTCAGATTGGTCTAGCAATGTTGCGCAAGGCCAAAGCATCACAGACGGCGGCAGAAGTTATATCCCTTCAGGAAGCATACGAAATCCAACCAGTCCAAGCTGGACAGAACTAATCGAATATGGTGCAAACGGTACTAGCACGACATATTATTATTTCTGGGTTAAAAACAGTGGAATGTCTCCGGCTTCGCCATCGAGAGCATTGACCACCGAGCAAATAGCAAATCTAATAGAGCAGCCTAGCACTGACGACAAGCCGTGGTGGGCTGCAATATCAGACGATAGCCTGATCATAGGAAACTACGCATCTCGTCTGAACGGCACACGGACCATACAGCAGATAACCTACACATCAACTCCAAACGACAGCAATATCTATGGTGAATGGGAACTTGTGAGAGAAGGCGACTCAATGAGTCCCATCAGCACAAAATTGTGGGATAAGGTCAAAACCAGTCTTATCACATTTGATGGACTTGGCAATGATGTACCTGATTACCATCTTAATGACCTACAGAAATATGGAACCGAAATTCGTCCTCGTCAGAGCTGGTTCATGGACAGGGTTGCAGCAAGCAAGGTTTTTGTTGATACGACAAACCAGTTACTATCCACCAGTGCAACGCCATTGATAGATGATGCATCAAAAGCAGGGTGGGAAAACTATTTCTACGCAGCTGAGCCCATTCCTCCTCAGTCTGGAAACTGGGATTATAGGGTTCAGGACATGCTACAGCGCGACGCGCTTGTTGGTGCCATCGTCCCGGGCCAGGTGGTCTTGGTTGAACCGGTCAGCGAGAACGGAAATCTCTGGACCATGTGGGAATACCAGACGAATGGTGTTGAATGGGAGCTGATACGTAAACAAGGATACAATACCGCTAATTATTGGAACTACGTGGACTGGTACATGACCGGTTATGGATCCTATACTACGATCAAAGCCACGGTACAAACACCTGCTGACCTATCAACAGTTGAAAATGCATATTCTGGATTTGTGGTCAAGGTGTTGAATAATGGTGTTAATAAATGGCAACTATTCTCATTCTCTGGAAAATGGACGTTAGTTGGACAACAGGATGGAAACATTGAGATACTTCCATCAATATACGAGTGGAGCAAGAATTTTGGAGGATTTGATGGGACCGCGTTTGATTATGCCCCGTTTGATCTTACCGCGTCGGTTGAGTTTGGTAACATCATAGATGGTATAAGCAACGCCATTTATGGTTATCCAAATTCAATAGAAAAAAACACGTTGTTTTTCTCGATGATCAGCTATGCCATTTCGGAACAACACCAAATTGACTGGGCCATAAAAACCAGCAATATCGTGCTAAAGGGATTCAACCAGGATTTGGCAAAAAACTCTTTGTTTGCAGCCGATACCATCGATAGCATAATAGGATTCATTAACGAGGCTAAGCCATATCACGGAAAGATACGAGAGTTTGTATATGGAAAGTCCTCCATCGACACCTCTAGCGTATCTTTGGTTGATTTTGATGCACCACCTGGATGGCTTGCCGATCCATTAACCGAGATGCCCGGTGAAGGAACTGCTGAACGGGCATACTATGATACCTACCAGTCGTGGAAAGACAACTACATTTCAAATCCTGAGCTTATAAGAAATCTCAATACCACCCTTGTTTTTGATCGTATAAGCACACCTGCCCTTGTTCCGGGATGGGGATCAGCATGGTCCTCGTTTGGATGGGAAAGTGAATCAACCGATCAGACATTTGGTGCCATGACACGAATTGAGGAGTATTACGAACCATCGCCTGGCATGCTTCCAAAGATAGTTGCTGATCTCATATCCGGCGCCGTTTATAAAGGAACCGTTCTATCAGCACTTGGGTTTAACATGCAGGAAGGGTGGGGACATTCTCCTTGGGGATTCATCGGATGGGATGCCGACAAGGCTGCGATCGAAGCATATCTTGATCAGATAATACAAGGTGGTGCGATACCAAATTATGATAGTGCCATCGGAAACGGCATATCAAGGAGGTTCCCTCTTCTGAGACATGCCGTTAATCCAAACAGCATGGTCGTATGGTCAGATGGGAAGCTACGAACCTACGCCCTTGAATGGACAGTGCCAACACATGCGGTTTCTGCTAGGATAATTGAGGGCGGATTTGGATATCAACCAGGTGACCTATTAGACGTAACGGCTGGTACCGGTGTGATCTCTGCAAGAATACAGGTTCTTTCCACCAATCATGGCTCAATCACAGACGTTGAACTGGTTGGTACCGGGTCATATTCCACGGTCCTTCCTGGTCCATATCCAGCATCTTATCCTCTTCTTTATCCCGGAACGGGCATGCATGCCGTGATTGAAATTGACTGGGCATGCCAAGAGATTGAGTTTGTCACGCCGCCTTCAAGCAGTTCGGTTCCTAACATATATGTTCTATATGCAGGAACCACCTTTGAACCAGCACCGCTTGCCGAATCGGACCACGTGATAGAAGGCAATGAATTCATACAACCAAATGTTGACGATGACCATCCAGAAGAGCTGTATCCATTCAAGGCCAGGGATGCGCTAATGATGGATGTTACCTCTCGGGCGGCAGGTAACCGCCCTCTTGTGAGCAGCCGTGTGTATATAACTGACGGTCTTAGCGACCAGTTTGACCTGTTGATCGCTCCTCAGAGCGATCAAGCGGTCATGGCTTATCTTGATGGAACTCCGTTGGTGGCAGGAGTATCGGGGGATTTTGTCATCAACTATGATACCAACCACATGGTATTCATAAATCCGCCAGCCCCTGGAACCCTGTCGGTTACCTGTATAGGAAATGGTGGTGGCGGCGGACGTATGGTTAAAAATTCATATGTTGTTGCCACTGGCAGAAATTACAAGCCAGGTGATACGATACAGCTTGCAACCACCATTGGGATAGAACCAACGGTCCTCAAGGTTATCTCGGTTCAAGCATCCGGATATAGGATAACCAATCCTGGTAAAGGATATTCGGTTGGTAACCAGCTGATACTCACCGGCACCGGAGGTACCAGTACCTCCGACACGGTACTTAAGGTCATCAGTGTTGGAACAATGGGAGAAATACTAGGACTATCCGTTCTATCTCCAGGATCGTGGACGGTAACTCCAAATTCACCTTATTCTTGGAAAACCAATCGGTCCAAAAAGAAGATCAATGTTGACGCGGTGATAGATGCTGTTTGGGGAGTAGATCTGTTGGGTGTGGTATTACCAGGACTCTGGGCAAGACTACCTGTGCAACCTCTCGTTCAATTGCCGGTTGGATATGGATCCGCAACAAACACCAATGGAACTGGATTAACCGTTAACGTTGACTACACCGGCGAGATGGAAAAATATGAGTACGTTGGCAACGGTACCAGGACGGATTTCACGATACCGACACCGTTTGCGGGCGTGTTGGTTACGATAAATGGGGTACTTACTCCGATAAACTCGTTGCTCACCAACGGAATAAGATTGCTGCCGGCACCAGCGTATGGATCGGTTGTTGTCATCACCGCGTTTGACACTCAGCAGTTTAGTACAGTTGTTGAAACGGTCCTATCCATCACGGATGGATTGTTGCTAACTTATCATCTTTCTCAACAACCATATAGCACCTTGCCGACATGTGTGTCCACAACGGTTAGGAAGAATGGAAAGTTGATGAAAACACCTCTGATACAGCAGATACTCGGTCTGGGCTCACCGTTTGAATATCCGATAACCATTGATCTTACCGGAGCAAGCGTGGAAATATTCGTGGACAGCGTCCATTTGATTGGCGGAGTTGATTACCTGATATCAAATAACATGATATGGTTCTCATCTCGTCCGGATATAGGATCCAACATAACCATAGTTGCAACATCACCTGATACTGAATACACGATATCCGGGCAATACATAACCTTTAAATCAGGTAGCATAGTTGCGGGAGACACGGTCCTGGTAACAACCTATAGCCAGGACATGGATTATGAATTCCACGAGGAGGTGTTTGACGAAACCACAACAGGTATCTACATCTTGGCCGCCATGCCATATGACATCTCAACCATATCCGTTTGGTTTGATGGAAAACACATGGTCCCTGGTCGTGATTACGTGGTTACCCGTGCCCCGGCGGTAAATGGATGGAGCAAGATAGAATGGGACACGTACCAGTGGGACATGCCGAGAGGAGAAACCATGCGGGTTGAGCTAACACCCACCGATGGGTGGGATAGGGCAGCGTGGGATACCGATGGATGGGATATGGTCAGGAAAGTGGTAATAAGCTACATGACCGGTAAACCCGAACGACCGGCGATCGCATGGAGGACGCTAACAAGCGGAGATCAGATCATATCTACCGTGATTGATCCAATGAGAGAAACAACGATTCTCGGTAATGTCTATACCTACAGCAGTTCCATTGAGATTGCCAATTATGATACCGTCTCAATCCCAACACACAACGGAATAGGATATGTTTACATAAACGACGAGATGATTGGATATCGAGAAATACAGTTGGCACCGACAACGCAGCATCCATCAAGGGCGTTCCTAACTGGAATACGACGTAATCAGAATGGAACAAGCGGAACTCCTCGAAGCCGTTATAACGCACTATTTTATAATGGTGATGGATATACGGTTGATTTTGCAACGGAATCTGCCACCCAGGCACTTTCAACCACCGTGTGGAAAAATGACATGATCATGGTGGAAGGATCTGATTATGTGTTTGTGGACTTGCCAGGTGGACGTTATGTGAGATTCTCAACTCCGCCCCAGGTTGGTTACAAAAACGTCAAGATAGTGGCACTGAACGTTGACAGCGTGCAAACCAATCTTTCGCATGTTTCAGGAAGCACGGTAATTGATGCTGGAGATGCGGTTCGCATGCCATGGGGATATAATTGGGAACCATCTCCAAACGGTCTCCAATACAACGACTCGACCCAAGCTAGGTTCATACTCAGCCACTCGTTTGGTGGATAAATAGATCATGGCAGCAGATGACAGAAAAGATGATGTTGATACCAAGCAGACACCATGCGATGAAACCGCAGGTGTCATGGTCTATGGTAATCTAAAAATAAGAGACCCAGATTCTGGCGAGATGTTGGTCAACAAGCGAGCATGATGAGAGATCATATGAAAGAAACAATAGGCAAGTCCGTCAAAGGACATGTTATCATAAGAGATGTGTTGACAGGTGAGATATTGGTTGACAAAAACAACGCTATTAACTATGAGAATTTCTCAATATCCCTTGCACACACGATAGCCAATCGAACCGATAGTTGGATACAGGACATGGTGTTTGGAAATGGTGCTGCCACGGTCAGTGGGATAGGCACCATCACTTATCTGCCTCCAAATGTTATAGGAACATCGGCTCAGCTCTACAACCAGACTTACATTAAATGTGTCAACGATCTGAGCCCATTGAATGTGGATCCAACAAAGAACTATATAACCACGGCACATACATCCGGTACCACATACAGCGATGTGATAATCACATGCAATCTTGGTATTGGCGAGCCTGCGGGCCAAGAAGCGTTTGATACGACAACCAATCTGTCTGGTCCGTATGTTTTCAACGAACTTGGACTCAAGGCATATGATCCAACTGGTGAAGGACGCCTTCTAACACATGTGATTTTCAGTCCCGTTCAAAAAAGTCTCAATCGTCAGATCGAAATCGTCTACACCATCCGGATCCAAACGGTCTGACGATGGATAAATACAGCATCATAGATAAAGGCAACATCGATGGCTACTAATATATTCAACTATGACGGGACGTTATTGGCTACTGTTGCGGACGGCAGCATTAACACCGGCAGCTCTAGCATCAAGTTTCCAGGTCACGGCTATCTAAACTATGGAGAGCCGGTAAATGAGAACATGCTCTGGATCATGCAGAATTTTGCAAGTGCTAGCGCACCGACAAGTCCTGTCACCGGGCAGGCATGGTACGATACCGCCCAGCAGATACTCAAGGTTTACAGCGGATCAACATGGTTAGCAGCAGGAGGAACGCTACAATCGGCTAGCGCACCTGGTTCGGGCGCCAATCCGGGTGCTCTCTGGTTTGATACGACCAACAAGCAGCTAAATGTCTGGACCGGAACCGCATGGGTATTGGTAGGCCCTCTTGGAAGTCCAGCTGGAACAGACCCTATCAATCCTGCAATACCATCATACAGCACGCTTGAAGCAGCAAGGATTTCAGATGGTACCAACGCCCACCAGGTGTGGAGGGTGGTGCTTGGTGGAACCCTTTTTGCCATCATTAGCAAGGATGCTGTGTTCACCCCCAGCCCTAGCATCACAGGGTTTGCATCAATATCTCCTGGAATCAATTTCAACACCACCATTTCGGGCACCGGTATAGCAGGCGACACTACCACTTTCAGGTCAACCCAAACCAACCTTCCGTCGGCTGATATTTCTTGGAATCTGGGAAGCTCGGGACTTAGATTTTCAAACGTTTACTCCCAAAACTTCGTCGGAACCGCAAGTTCGGCCAAGTACGCTGACCTTGCTGAGCGATATGCCGCTGATGCCGAATACGCTCCGGGCACGGTGGTCAGCCTTGGTGGATCCGCAGAAGTGACCGCATGCAGGAATGATGGCGATATCGCGGTATTTGGCGTGGTGTCAACAAAGCCAGCATATCTCATGAATAAGGATGCAGGAACCGATGCCACGCATCCGGCCGTTGCGCTGGTTGGACGTGTTCCGTGCAAGGTATCCGGCCCCGTTTACAAGGGCCAGCGCCTCATGGCATCGGTCGTGGAAGGTACGGCCTGCGCATGGAATCCTGATTTTGGTCCGCTAGCGGTTCTTGGCCGTTCGCTTGTTGACAAGAACACGGATTCAGTTGAACTGATAGAAGTAGTTATAGGCAAGAACTGACATGACGTATGCCACCGGGCAAGACATATTGGCATCCCAATACATGGGATTTCGAGGATCAGTTGATCCAAACGTGGCATATTCTAACGATTCGTCCGCTACGGATAAGCTAGCGGCGCTGATCGGTGTTGGGTATGGTACAAGAGGTTATGGACAAGTGTCGACATCGCTGCCATCGGTGATTGCCGGCAACAGCATTGCCGCGTCCCAATGGAATGACATGTTCTCGGTGATGTCAACCATCAACACGCATACCGGAAGCGGGCTAACCATACCTTCAAACGTATCAACCGGAGACATCATACATGCTTATGATGGCACCGGAGGACGGGCGGATCTCGCGACCCTTATTTCAACGCTTGATACCAACCGAAATCTTTACGACATCGGGCAGATGTCTCTTTCATCCAAGCTATCAAGCACGCGGACGACCAGCTGGAGCTCGTCCGTCACCCATGAATTCACGGTTGCGTTTTCCAACGAAGATTCGGCACGCTATTTCTTTAATAGCGGTGGGCAGATATATCTTTCGGCCAATCGTTCCGGTGGGACCACCAATCATCTGAATGACTCCATGACACAGCTATTGTCGGACATGGGGACCATCAAGATCGGAGCCAGTGCCACGACCTACACCGGTTCCGGTGGTACCGCTTACTCGACGGGATATTATGGATTGACCAACAACCCAAGCGGGTTCTCAACCCTGTTTGTGCATGCCGGATCGGCATATGGATACACCACGATCAGTTATTCGGTGCGTGCTAGGGTCGAGAGTTACACCGGATCAAACGGAGGAAATGGTAGCCTTCTCAGGGTGCAAGCCACATTCGCATCGGGGATAGCATACTATGTCCTGGACGGCACGCTTGTCAGCAACATATCACAGCTATCCGCGTCCGGTGCTCTCACCATACCATCGCCGACATATACGACGACCACCGCGATTTAATTGCAATCCATGGCGATCCTTGCCAATAATACGGCAGGAGATCTGACATGGATGATAGACTGCAACGGGCCATTGAATTTGCCAATTATCGCGTAAGCCTTTTCAACAGCAAGGAAAACATCAAGCTGAAGGTTGATACCATGCTCACGCATGCCGTCAACGGTGGAATATTCAAGGCCACCGTTGATCTAATCAACTTTACCAAGCTGGTGATCGACCTTGGTCACGATTACGTGGTGTTGATAGACATCAACGGCAATCCAATTGAGATCACGAATGTGACCGAGTTCCATTCAGAAATATTAAGCAAATATTTTGAAGCCACAAATTACTATAACATTGAATACAGAAAACTGAAACAAGCAAGGACGGTGCGGGATCAGTTTCATGATTTATTTGAAACTGGTGATCAATGACCCAAGGATTCTTGATCCATGCGTATAATAATACCGAGCTTGATTATGGCACAATGGCCCTTTGTTCGGCATTGCTGATCAAAAAACATCTTAGGATCAACTCCGTGTCGTTAGCAACCACTGATGACACGATCAAGTGGATATCCGATAATCACGGAGCTGATCTCATTGCTCAAGCGTTTGATCATATAACCGTTGTGGATATCGACAGGGATGCATCGGTCCGTACATATCACGATACTAGGTATAGCAGCAAGATACAACCTTATTATAATGGAAATAGATCGGATAGTTTCGATCTAAGCCCATTTGACGAAACGATCCTGATTGATGCAGATTATCTGATATTGGATGATAGCCTTGATAATGCATGGAATTCGGTTGAAGATCTGATGGTGAATAAATCAATACGAGACCTGCGTCATGCCATGAACATTGGTGGATTTGATCAAAGATTCAATGAGATGAGCATACCACTATATTGGGCAACGGTTATGTATTTCAAGCGCAATAACCGTATCAAGGCCGTGTTTGAAACGATGAAATTCATCAAGGAAAACTACGGATATTACCAGGATCTCTACCGTTTTTCTCCAAGCGGATATTTCCGTAATGATTATGCACTTAGCATTGCGTTGCACATGATAAGTGGACAATTTGAGAACGATGCTATAACCCCATTGCCTTTGTCCGAAATCGTGGTTGCCACGGAAAACGACGACATGATAGGATTCAAGAACGGACACGCATTCTTCGTTAGTGAAACCGTTCAGGGAGATTTCAAGCTACATCAGGTACGAAATAACGTCCATGTGATGAACAAATGGAGCATCGGCAGGATGGCACCAAGGATAATAGAATATGCCACCAATTAATTCCAGACAGCGTGGATTTTTCACTTTCGCACAAAACAGTGGAGATACGGATTATGTTCGCATGGCATATGCGTTAGCCCTGAGCCTTAAGCATACCCAGAATGAGGTTCCATATCTCACGGTCGGGATAACGCCAGGATTCGAGGTTGATCCTCGATATGCATGGGCATTTGATAACATCATAGAAATACCATGGGGAGATTCCGCCAAGGACAGCAAGTGGAAGCTTGAAAATGAATGGAAGGCGATATGGATGACACCATATCAAGAGACCATAAAATTGGATTGCGACATGCTGTTCTTTACCGACATATCAGCATGGTGGAATCATCTTGGATCTCAACCAAATGACATGGTATGGGCAAATCGTGTCCTTGATTGGCGTGGGAATGAATCCGATAGCGACTATTATCGAAAGGTTTTCACGAAAAACGGTCTTCCAAACACATACACCGCATGCGGATATTTCAGGAAGACTGCGGCTTCGTACGATTTTTTCGCCCTTGCTACATTGATATTTTGGAACTGGGAGAGATTTTTTGAGCGTTATCTCCATTATGAAAATAGACCTGATCACCCGAGCACCGATGTTATTTTTGCCCTTGCCATGAAGCTGCTTGATATCGATCAAGCAAGCTATTCGCATCGCATGATTCCGACATTCACGCACATGAAAACACAGATGCAGGGCTGGAAGGATCCAAATCTTTCGGAGGATTGGAGATGCCATCTCAGGACGTTTTTCACGCCAACCGGGGATTGCAAGCTTGGAAACCACAGGCAGTTCTATCCGCTGCATTATCATATCAAGGATTGGTTAACTGATGAAATGATAGAGACATATGAAGGATTGATCAAAGATGGCAAGCGCGTGGCTTGAATATGATGATGTTGGCCAACCGACGATCGTGAGATGGTCCAGCGGAGGCGGGCGAGAGATCGAGATAACCAAGGAAATGGCCGGGTCGTTCATGGACGGCAGTGAGAACATGCATCTCTATCATGTGGAAGAGGTGGATGGGTCGATGCTGTTAAAGAAGAAGGATGTTCCGGTAAAAGAACCCGCCAGATTTTGGTCACTTGATGCGCTTGACGAGTCAGGCGGTGCATCGATGCTATCGGTGGACAAGGAGGGGATGACGATCACCATTGATGGCAATCGGTCCTCGTCCATATTGTACGCTACCATTAAAAATGATCCTAGCTGGTTGATAAAATCATGGAACCTTACCAACATGGCACAGACCGGCAATACGATACGCATCAATTGGGCCGACGCTGATAAACACAGTTTCTACATTGGTGGATACAGATGAACCATAAGCTATCCGAATTTGATTTCGTTTTCCTCAGCTTTGACGAACCAAACGCTGAGATGTTATACGCGGAACTGGTGGATCTGGTCCCATGGGCCAAAAGGATACACGGCGTGAAAGGATTCGATGCTGCACATCGAAGCTGTGCTTGTGCGAGTGATACTGAGTTTTTCGTCACGGTGGACGGCGATAATCGTATCTATCCCGAGTTCCTTGACGTTGAGATCAGCATAGATGATTCCCAGCATGACCATGCATGGACGTGGGCAGGACGAAATCACATAAATGGGCTGGTGTACGGTAATGGAGGTCTCAAGCTATGGAGCAAGTCCTTTGTGATGGGAATGAACAGCCATGAAAATGCAAAGGACCCTGCATCGAGGGTTGATTTTTGTTGGTCGCCAGGTTATCACGAGATGCAGGGCTGTTATAGCACAAGCGTGGTAAACGGATCTCCCGAGCAGGCATGGAGATCCGGGTTTAGGGAAGGGGTCAAGATGAGCCTTGATCGCGGGATGCGTGTAAACCCTCGAGAATTCCATGATCGCATATGGTTTGGCAACGTTAATCGACTTTGCATATGGTCAAGCGTTGGAATGGATGTTGAGAATGGCATTTGGGCCATTTATGGTGCAAGGATGGGATGCCATCTTGCCACGTTGTCGTCTGAAGACCATGTGATCATCAGCGATTATGGAAAGATGCATGAACTTTGGGAAACGATCAAAAATGATGATCCCCTTGGGGGCAGCAAGGTCCTTGGAATGACGCTGTCACAACAGTTGGGCCTTGATCTGTCCCTGCTGTCACCGGATGATTCTCGTTTTTTCAAGAGGGTCTACATGAATCCGCCGCGTCCGTGGATGGGCATTGATCAGATCAGGCATTTCATGGCAATAAAGCATGTATGACGTTTTTTTCATCAGCTATGAGGAGCCAACTGCCGATGAAAACTGGTCCTTGCTAAAATCAAGGATGCCACATGCTAGGAGGATACACGGCGTAAAAGGGATCTCGGCCGCACACCAGAGATGCGCCAGGCAATCTTTTACCAAGATGTTTTGGACCGTGGATGGGGACACGGTGGCCGATGATGATTGGAAATTCGACTACATGCCTCCCGAATGGGATCAGATGTATCTGCATCTATGGTACAGCAGGAACCCTGTCAACGGGTTAAGCTATGGATATGGAGCGATAAAGTTATGGCCAAAGGCGGTCGTCCTGTCGCACTCCGGTCCGTGGCTTGATTTCACCACCAGCATTGGCGGGATCAAGATAATGGATCAGACCATAGCCACCACCGTGTTCAATTCAAGCCCATACGAATCGTGGAAGAGCGCATTCCGCGAATCGATCAAGCTCATGGAAAACATCAGGAAGGATCATGGAGATCTTGAATCCAAACGAAGGCTTGATGCATGGAAAAACCCAAATATCGAATCTAGATATGCAGAATGGTGTTCCTTGGGCTTGATTGATGCGGAACAATGGTACGGCAAGCACGCTGACGATCTTACATTGATAAATGATTTTGGATTCCTTAGGAATTTGTTTGGAGAGTTGCATGGCGTTTGAATATGACTCGATCAGGGTGTTGCACCTTGAACTGACCTCTCGTTGCAATGCGGCCTGCCCACAATGTAGCAGGAATCTATGGGGAGGAAAGGTAAATCCACGTTTGCCCATGGCCGAGCTCAGCCTTGATCATGTGAAAACCATTCTCACTCCCATCGTGGATCAGCTTCATTATGTTTATGCATGCGGGAACTACGGAGATCCGATAGTTGCACATGAATGCCTTGATATCATGAGATGGTTGAGATCCAAAAATGATGGTCTCTCCCTTGGGTTGCACACAAATGGCAGCGCGAGGTCGGTTGATTGGTGGAGAGATCTTGGAAATCTAATGTCAAGACCAGGGGACCATGTTAAATGGGGAATTGACGGGCTAGCAGGAACCAATCATTTATACCGACGAAAGACCAACTGGCAGACCATCATGGAAAATGCCAGGGGGTTCATCGCGGCGGGCGGACGGGCCCATTGGGAATACATCGTTTTTAGGCATAACGAGCATGAGATCGAAGCTGCCCGATCCTTATCGGCATCGATGGGATTTGAGAGATTTACCACCAAGAGGACGGCAAGATTTATGGATCCGTCGACCCTTGGTCCGAGAGACACGCAACCCGTGATGGGCACCGACGGCGAAATCGAATATCATCTTGAACAACCCTTGTCGCCCGAATGGCAGAATCCTGCCATGATGATGCAATCAAAGGTGGTCGAACGATATGGTAGCATTGATGGATATCTTGGATCATGCCATATACGCTGCAAGGTCGAGGAGGATAATAGCATTTATATTTCATCCGAAGGACTTGTTTTCCCCTGTTGTTGGACGGCTAATCAGCTATATGCTCCATATGCCGGAAACGAAATTTGGAACATCATCGGGGATGACATATCAAGCATTAGTGCCGTCAAACACGGATTACAAGCCGTTGTTAATAATGACGTTTTTTCTAAGATCAAGGCAGGTTGGAGCCAGGATCTAGAGCACGGTCGCTTGAAAACATGTGCAAGGATCTGTGGAAACGGAATTGACAAATATGCCGGACAATGGAAGGAACGCAGAGGCGAATGAGATGGTAAATATTTCCATAACAACACATGAGGTAATCGTCATGTCTAGATCCAAGAGTAACGCTGATGGGTGGGATGAGATATTCGACGATCTTATACTTGGAACCGAACCTCCTACACGATACATCATGGATGCCATGATAATCACCAAGAGTGGTGCAAAATTCAAGGTATCTCCGGATGATTTTGCTGATATCGTTGCAAGAGAAAAGATGCTAGATCCGGATCAAAGCTATATCCATAGCTGCTCAATTACCATAGATTTCACCAGGATCAAGAGAGATGTTAATCGATGGACAAATAAGTTCATCGAAGCAATTGAAACTGAGGTGGCAGAAGCAACCATTGCCAATGCTGTTAAGAAACGCAGGCCATCGGTTCGAAAGCGCAAAATTGACTGAAACCGATACGAGATAGCATTATTGATGGCTAATAGGAGCCATCAATGAACACAGCCAGGATAGTATCAATTTCCAGACCCATGATAGATGGGATAGAGACCGCCGAGGATTTCATAGCATATGCGGCTAGGGTTTCAAACCCTAGCAATCAGATGAATACTGAAACATCGGATAGGTTGCTACGTTACTGTTTCCGAAATAAGCATTTTTCCATCTTTGAGATGGTTAACGTGGTGATGCAGATAGATACCACACGTGACATTGCTCGACAGATATTGCGCCATCGTAGCTTTAGCTTCCAGGAGTTCAGCCAGCGTTATGCGGATCCTACAAAGGATCTTGGGTTTGTAACTCGAGAAGCAAGACTTCAGGATCCAACGAATCGACAGAATAGCGTTGAAATTGAAGATGATCCGTTTCTTGAAGCTGAGTGGGACGCCAGACAAAAATATTTGATTGATAAAACCAGTGAAATCTATGAATGGGCAATCAAAAATGGTATTGCCAAGGAACAAGCCAGATCGGTACTTCCAGAAGGTATGACTCGCAGCCGATTGTATATGAATGGCACGTTGAGGTCGTGGCTGACGTATCTGGAAGTAAGATGCGATAAATCTACACAAAAAGAGCATCGACAAGTGGCAATAGATGCCGCTAATGAATTGAAAATACATTTCTTAAGCCTTTCAGAAATGATCGATGATTATATGAAATAAAATCTATGATGCTGGATTCATTACTAAATAGACGTATATATTGAACTAGGCGAGGAAATAGAAAGCATATCTGCTACCACGGTAAGAAAAGAAATGGGCCTATAAGGCCCATTTTCATTTAGCGGATGCCATGGTTGTTTTTGGTCTATCCATGTGCTCAAGTGCAGCAACTATCACGGCCGCGGCCTTGATTAGGGATTCTCTCTGTTCATCAAGATCAACCCGTGTATGCTTGCGATCTGCCCCTCGTGTGAGATATTGAGAGGCAATAGCTATCCAATCATTTATGCTGTGTCGTTGATCATACTCGCTGCCGGGCAGATTATACTGGCGATCACGCTCTCCTGATATCTCGTCTAGTATAATCTGCCTAGCAGCGGACATGATTAAACACCCTTTGGCTTCTTGGCCGAGTTTGAAGGTGTTGGCTTTGCCACCTCAGCAACGACCTTACGGTCATTATTTTTCGCAACAGTCTTTTTTGTGGTAACGGCTGTTGGTTCAGTTGCATTAAGAGGTGAAAGATCCTCAAGTATCGCGGACGGTTTTTCGGATCGTTTTGTCACGGACCTCCTCAACGCAGGATCCATCATGTAAGCACGCTGGCGCATGTTTTGTGCATCGGCTTCGAGAAGCTCAGCCTGTCTTACGAGACCAATTGCCTCGTCCTTTCGATTGGCGGAACCTTCTCCGGCGAGATTGTTCGCATGTACGTTGAATTTCTTAAGATCGGCTGCCAGTGCTGCGCGTGTGTCCGGATCGAGGTCATTGAACCCAACCGGGTCATCTGCCTTGGTAGCGTCCATCGCCTTCAATACATCAACCAATGGCCATCTAACGCCCTTTCGGGGTGTCATGGTCACCAAACTAACGGGTACCTTCTGTAGTCGGCCTGCCATATGGAATTTCTGTAGAAGGGTGGTGTTGCTACCATCGGGACTCATGCGACGTCCAAGAACATCGGCTAGATCCTTGCTTTGCTGACCTTCCACACTCTCCACGATCTTTCGAAGAGATTCGTTGTATGAATCAGGTAGTGCATCGGTATCGACTACCAGGGCGTGATGTGTGTCGCCCGGTAATGTCATGTAAACAACCACCACGTTTTTTCCGGTATTGTTGAGCATACCGACGTGTTTTGTCATTCCGGTAAAATCGCTCATTCGTTATACACCCACCTTTGGTGCAAACGGTGGAGTCATCGGCATTACCGGTGTCGGTGCCGGCGGCGCGCCCGCTTGCTGCATGTTGTCCTGCTGTCCGGCCGCATCAGCTGGCAGAGCACTCTGGACAAATTGATTAATCTTATCAAAAAGAACGCCGACCTGGCTCAACTCGGGGCCACGAAATGCTCCGCGTTGAGTGGCCAGGTCAACCACTATCAATAGATTTTGCAGGTCCTGTATTGAAATCGATGGTGCAGCCGGCGCCTGCTGTTGCTGCATTGATTCTGGAATTGACGAAATAGTCGACATTGGATATCTCCCTTGGCTTTCGTAAGCATTGCGCAGGAGACCTTACAATGTCAACCTAATTTCGATCTGGTTTGACCACCGTGATGAGTGATTCATTCCAACCAAGATATTTGATCCAAGTTTCGCTTGGAATCTTGATTGGCATCTTCCTTGCATTATCGAGCAACTGCCAGTATTCCGGTTTTACCGGCATTTTAGCAGGTTTCATCTTGGTCTTGTGACCCTTGATGCTATTGCAAACGTAGCAAGAACACACTATGTTCTCCCATTTGGTCTTTCCACCCTTGACACGTGGGATCACGTGATCAACGGTGAGGTCGAAGCTATTGAGCTTTTTTGCACAATACTGGCAGGTAAAATTGTCCCTGATTAGCATATTGGTCCTGCTGAAACGCACACCGTGCTTTTTCTTGATGTATGTTTCAGATATCATCACGGCCGGGACCGGGAGCACAGTTGAAGGGCTGCTCACTGACCAGTCGTCATAATACTCAACAGGAGTCGCATGCCCGAGGAAGGAAATCTTGATGGCATCCTTCCAGGATATGGAGCTGATCGGAATTATGCTCAGCGGAGAGTAGTCCGCGTTGAGAACCAGTGTTGCAGGCATTGTTGTTCTACCATTTTTCTACAT